TTTGAAGGAGCCTCTGAAAGACTCCCCTTCGTTGCTAATGACAGACTTGAGTTAATAGGGCACTCACAAAAGCTGTTTGCGGGGGGATCAGGAAAAACAGCCTTCACAGCTGCACCTGTGATGTTTTCGAATCCACCAGAGAAAATACCATCAATCCAAAAATTCAGTTTCTTCAAGCCTGAGGATGTCGATAAGTGGTCAACAAGTCCGAATGGAACCAAGTGCAGGGGGTTTACCCAGATCAAAAAGATGTGCATTAGAGAGAAAGAAATACCTAAATATCTCTCGGAAATGCTCTCAGAGTACCCAAACTACCTCTCAACACTCTTCGAGGACGATAACTGTGTTAGAGTGCTCTCGCTTCACGAAGTCGTAAATGGTGTAAAAGGACCTGACCCGCTTTCAAAAGTGGGTAATTTGGCAATGGAAGCTTCAGTAGGGGCTTCCCTCAAACTACTTTACAATGTTCAAAAGAAAAGAGAATTATTCGTTCAAGACGACGGTGGTCAGTATCATCTAAAGAAAGATCACCCAGGAACTCAGTGGCTCTTAGCTATTTTGCGCGATTTTCAGAAAAACCCGCGGAAAATTGTTTTTCCCGTGTTGGCAACTAGAAAAGATGAATTGTTACCAGCGCACAAGGTAATTAAGGATGGAAAGATTAGAATCTTTTCAAATGTTGACTTTCCGGAGCTTGTCATATCAAAAATGTACGGCGGTTTCGCTGTGGGCCAGATACAAAATCATCTGTTTACCCACAGCTGGACGGCCGGGATTGACCCGCTAAAGGACTTTCAACAACTCTACAACAAATTAACTGAGTTGCCAAACATCGTTGCCTACGATTTCTCAAACTGGGATAAGCGGATGCCAAGGAGTGTTCAAGTCTTCTTTCTAGACTGTATGAGAAAGATAGTGTCACAACACTACTCCCCAGAGGATTATAAGTGTTTTGATGTTATGTGCGAATACATGACAGACAGAGTCGAGCTCTTCGACGGTTATGCTTACACAGTAAAAGGATCAATGGCATCAGGAATCTATTGGACAAACTTCCTCAATTCTGGTGTGAATGACGTACTCTCAAAAAGTGCTGTCGCAATGTGTGTCTATAAGGCCACCGGTTCCGTCCCTTCACTGGGGGAAATACACGCAAACATTAGATTGTTTACGCATGGTGACGACGGCATAATGTCAGTCAGCGACGCTTGGAAAGAACATGTCAATTATTTCACACTTAAGCAGGCATTTGATGAATTCGGGATGATCATCACCCCCGGAAATAAAGACGCAGAAGAGAG